GCTTACCCCGAATTGTTTGGCGATGCAAATTCAAATAGGTACAGTCACAGTTGTGACTACATAGGAGTTATGATGGCTAAGAGCGATAGTAAAGAAGACATGAAGATGGACAAAGCTCAAGACAAGGCTATGATCAAAAAAGCCTTTAAGCAGCATGATGCCCAAGAACACAAAGGTGGCAAAGGCACTGACCTGAAGCTGAAAAAAGGCGGCGTTACCAGTCAGGCTGCAAAAGCAGTCGGTCGCAATATGGCTCGTGCCAATAATCAGCGAGGACGGTGATGGCTAAGTTCAGCATGAAACAAGGTGGTAAAGAGGTTGGCTCTGCCGACGTATACGCACCTCCGCATGACATGACGGGTAAAGCTGGCGTGGATTTGAGCAATAACGGATATGGCCCAAGTCCCAAACGAGCGGATGATAATGTAATTCCTGTTAGTGTTGGGCCGTTTCGTAGTAAACCGTATGCGGAACCCAAGACTTCAGGTATTAAAACCCGTGGTAACGGCTGCGCCACTAAAGGCGTAATGGCTCGGGGGCCGATGGCGTGACTTATACTGAACTTGTAACTGCTGTCTCCGATTATACGGAGAACACGTTCCCGACTGCGGACATGGATAGGTTCATTGAGCAGGCGGAACAGCGCATTTACAATACGATTCAGTTTCCGTCGCTACGCAAAAACGTAACTGGTCAGACTAGTCCTGCTAATAAGTATTTGTTTTGTCCGTCAGATTTTCTATCTTCGTATTCGTTAGCAGTTATTGAAGCAAGTGGTAGCTACTCTTACCTGCTGAACAAAGACGTTAACTTCATCCGTGAAGCGTATCCAAGTCCTGCGGACACAGCACTGCCAAAGTGCTACGCGCTGTTTGGCCCACAATCAAGTAATGCAGATGAACTGACGTTCATCCTTGGTCCGACTCCAGATGCTGTGTACACAATGGAGTTGCACTACTTCTTTTACCCACCATCGATTATCACCGCTGGGACTAGCTGGCTGGGCGATAACTTTGATACGGTATTGCTGTACGGAACGCTCGTTGAAGCTTACACCTATATGAAGGGTGAGCAGGATATGATGGCGTTGTACGATGGCAAATATAAAGAAGCACTAGCTCTTGCTAAACGTCTGGGCGATGGTCTTGAGCGTCAAGATGCTTATCGTTCTGGTCAATATCGTCAGACGGTGACCTGATGGCATTCACGGGTAACTGGACAACCAACACGTTCAAGACTGGACTACCCAGTGGGACGTTTAATTTCAACACAGGGACGACGCAGGTCTTCAAGATTGCGTTATACAGCAACGCAGCTACGTTGGACGCCACCACTACAGGTTATACTTCTACCGGAGAAGTTGTTGCTTCTGGGTACACTGCTGGGGGTCAAGTACTTGTTATTAGTCAAGTACCCACTGTAGGTGCTTCCGGCACAATTGCGTATTGGTCATTTGATAACGCTGTCTGGACCACTGCAACTACCGCACGCGGCGCGTTGATTTATTTGGCTGATGGGCTGACTAATCCAGCGATTTGCGTGTTGGACTTTGGTTCAGATAAAACTTCAACCGCCACGTTCACCGTACAGTTTCCGGCGGCTACCAACACATCAGCAATCATTAGGATCGTGTAATGCTAGTCAATACAATTCACGGCAAAATGGATGACTCCCTCCTAGTCAAAAAAGAAGGTTCAGTAGATAACGATAACGAGTTTACTACGTGGGTTGAGTACTGGCTTGATGATAAGTTGGTTCACCGCTCTGCGCATGTCACATTAAAAACCTCACTGTTTACACAGCTTGAGGCTGCGGAAATAGGATAAGTCATGGCAAATACTCAGTCCCTCTGCACATCGTTCCTTGGGGAATTGATGACTGCGACCCATAATTTTGGGGCGTCCCCTATTCGTGCGGCTTCCACCGCTGATACTTTTAAAGCTTCGCTGTATATCACGACAGCGACGATGAACGCCAGCATAACCGCATACACCGCGACAAACGAAGTCAACGGCACTAACTATACGGCGGGTGGCGTAACAATCACAAACGGCAATATTCCCAACGCCACGAACAGTTCTGCTACAGCCGGTGTAGCGTACTGGACCCCATCAGCGTCTATTGTGTATACAAACGTAACGCTAAGTACATCTTTTGATAGCGTGTTGATTTACAATTCTACGCAGAGTAATAAAGCCGTTGCGGTTTATACGTTTACGGCGCAGGTAATTTCGGCTGGTGACTTTTCTTTGACGATGCCCACTAATAGCACGACGACTGCACTTGTTCGACTTTCAACCACTTGAGGTGATTTGTGTCCGGCTGGGGTTCAGGTGCTTGGAGTGATAGTGGATGGGGCGGAATTGTTGCACAAACAATATCCGGTTCTGTTGCTTCTGGTAATACTGGAACAGTAAGGACTGGTAGAGCTAAGAGCATCACGGGCGCAGTCGCATCTGGTAGTGCTGGGACTTTACGCGCTAAAATATCGGTTAGTTTAACGGGGAGCGAAGCTACGGGGGCAAATAATTCGTTTGGGTACGCATACTGGACGAAGATTGATACTAGCCAGACCCCGAACTGGACCCCCATAATTTCGATCTAAGGACTTGTAATGGCAACTTCGTATACGACGCTTCTGGGGCTTGCCCTCCCTGCTACGGGGGAGTTGTCAGGTACTTGGGGCGATACAGTCAACAACTACATCTCTAACTATATTGATGCAGCGGTTGCGGGCACACAAACAATCACTGCTGATACTACGCTTACCAAGACTACAGGCTCAAGCTTAGGGTCTACATCATCTCAGTACATGGTGCTGTTGTGTAGCCCAGCGTCAGCCAATATCACTGTCACGGCCCCAGCAGCTAGTAAAACCTACGTTGTTATCAATACGTCAGCGACGTACACGGTCACTATCCGGGGTGCTGGCCCGACGACTGGGGTAACAATTGCTACTAGTGACAAAGCCCTTGTGGCTTGGAATGGCTCCGACTTTGTTCGGGTAGGCGCTTCGGCTGGTGGATCAAACACACAAGTTCAATACAACAGTTCTGGCAATTTGGCCGGTTCTGCAAACCTGACTTTCAACGGCACGACATTAACAGCAAACACACTAAGTGTAACCAACGCCCTTGGAGTGGCATCCGGCGGTACGGGCGCGGCTACGTTAACTGCAAATAACGTGTTGCTTGGGAATGGTGTAGCCGCAGTTCAAGCTGTAGCCCCCGGTACAAATGGCAACGTATTAACGTCTAACGGTACTACTTGGGTATCTTCAGCGGCTGCGGCTTCTGGTGTATCTCAAGCAAAAGCTACAATGATTTCTTTGGTTTTCGGCGCAATTTAAGGAACCGTCATGGCAAACCCAAATCTTCTTGCCGCAACGACGGCATCCGGCACTACCACTTACTACACACCTACTGGAACGTCGGCGGTTGTGTTGCTTCCCAACGCGGCATCATCTGGGCAGGTCTTTAAGATTAACCAGATTGTTGCAGCTAACGTTAATGGCTCGTCTGCTGTAAACGCCACGGTAAGCATCTATACCAACGGCGCTGTAGCACAGGGTTCTGCGCCATCAAGCGGAACGGCGTATCCGATTGCTTCGACCATCTCGGTCCCGGCAAACGCTGCGCTGATTGTAGTGGACAAGACCACGCAGTTGTATCTGCAAGAAGGCACATCCATCACGGTGACTTCTGGTACAGCAAGCGGCATCACTTACAGCATCTCCTACGAAGTCATCAGTTAAGGACTAGCGCCATGTCCATGCGCTACAAGGCTGCTATAAACAAGCCGGGGTTCAATCCGCTTGGCGCTCAAACGTCTGTAAATTACTACAGCGTATTTATGGCCGGTGCAAATAACTATGGTCAATTAGGTCTTGGAGACACGACAGACCGCAGTTCTTTCACTCAAGTTGGGTCAAATTATTGGACTTCAATTAGCAATGCTAATTATTATTCTTTTGCCGTTCAACTAAATGGAACTTTATGGTCTTGGGGTCAAAATCAAGCCGGGCAACTTGGACTTAATAATTTAACTTATTATTCGTCTCCAAAACAAGTTGGAGCATTAACTAACTGGGCAACAGTTTCTGCTGGTGGTTCAACATATGGGTCTGCTGTAAAAACAGACGGTACTTTGTGGGCTTGGGGGGCAGGAAGTTTTGGACAAACGGGCCTATCCATAACAACTCAACGCTCTTCCCCAGTGCAAGTTGGCTCTTTGACCACTTGGAAAAAGGTTTCTTGTGGATTTTATAGCACAGTTGCGCTTAAAACAGATGGAACCGTTTGGACTTGGGGCTATAACACTTTAGGTCAACTTGGGCTGGGAAACACAACAGATTATTCTTCTCCAAAACAGGTTGGTGCTTTAACTACTTGGGCAGATGTTGCCTCTTCAAATTATGTTGTTCTTGTTATTAAAACAGATGGGACTCTTTGGTCTTGGGGTTACAATTCTTATGGCGCTCTTGGGCTTGGCAACACAACAAATTACTCGTCGCCCAAACAGGTTGGAGCGTTAACAAATTGGTTGCAGGTTTCAGGGGGCACTTATAGTTGTGCCGCAATTAAAACAAACGGAACTTTGTGGATTTGGGCGGATAATACATATGGTCAAATTGGAGATAATACAACAACAAACAAATCATCTCCAGTTCAAGTTGGCTCATTAACAACTTGGTCAAAAGTTGATGTTTCTAATTCATCAATAGCAGTCAAAACCGATGGAACTCTTTGGGCATGGGGAAGAAATGCTTACGGGCAATTAGGGCTTGCAAACACAACAAATTATTCGTCTCCAAAACAGGTTGGTTCAGGAACGGGATGGTTAAGCGTATCTGCGGGAGATAATTTTGTAAACATGGCTCTAGGATAGAACATGGCAACTACAATAACATCAGGCGTTCAGTATTCAGGGCTATGGACACGTTCCCAGCAGTTGCAGGCTACGGCGGCTGGTACTTGGACTGGTGTGCCGTTTTTGTATGCATGGGGTGACAATAGCCAAGGACAATTGGGACTTGGCAACAAAACCAATTACTCGTCTCCAAAACAAGTTGGAACGTTAACTAATTGGTTAAATTTGTCTGGAGGCAGTTATTATGCTACTGCAACCAAAAAAGACGGAACACTGTGGTCTTGGGGATATAACCCATACGGTCAACTTGGATTAGGCAATACAACCTATTATTCATCACCAAAACAAGTTGGAGCGTTAACTAATTGGTCCGTAGTAAGCACAGCAAATACTTCGTCTTTTGCAATAAAAACCAACGGAACTCTGTGGAGTTGGGGAAGAAATTTCTATGGGGAATTGGGCCTTGGAAACACAACAAGTTATTCATCGCCCAAACAAATTGGAGCATTAACAAATTGGTTAATTATTTCTTCTGGTAATTATTCTGTTTCTGCAATTAAAACAGATGGGACTCTTTGGTGTTGGGGGAATAATAGTGCCGGACAACTTGGGCTGGGAGATATAACAGACCGGTCTGTTGTGACTCAGGTTGGCGCATTAACAAATTGGGCTACTGTTAGCCAAAAATCAGGGGTTGCATTTGCTGTTAAAACAGATGGAACATTGTGGTCATGGGGAGCAGGGAGTTATGGCGCACTTGGCTTAGGCAATTCAACCGATTATTCATCACCAAAACAAGTTGGTGCATTAACAAATTGGTCAAAAGTTGCTTCTGGAGGTTCATATGGTTTGTCTATTAAAACAAATAATACGTTGTGGTCTTGGGGACAAAATAACTTGGGTCAATTGGCATTAGGAAACACAACATATTATTCAAGTCCAAAACAAGTTGGTTTGTTGACCGACTGGACCTCTTTAGCAACTGCGTGGTCAAACACTGCATTTTCAATTAAAACAAACGGAACTCTTTGGGGCTGGGGCCAAAACAATTCGGGTCAGTTAGGATTGGGAAACACAACAAACTATTCTTCTCCAAAACAAATTGGAACACTAACTTGGCAAATAATTTCATCTGGCAGAAGGTCGACATACGGGATAGCAATAGTATGAACAAAACACTTCACTTCCTTTCTGGTATCCCACGGTCTGGCTCGACCGTGCTTGCGGCTATCCTTAACCAGAACCCGATGACCCATGTCTCTACGACATCTGGGTTGGTTCATGCGTTGGATGGGTTGGCAAACACTTGGCACTCTGCTGGATTGCTCAACGAAAATGACCCAGAGCGAAAGAAGTTGGCGCAGACGATGCGCGGGGCGATTGATGCGTTCTACGAAGACACCGACAAGCCGGTAATCATTGATAAGTCTCGTGGCTGGCCTATCGGTCAAATCATGGGCGCAATGTCTCAAGTCTTAGAGCGTCAGCCCAAGATTATTGCCACAGTACGCTCGGTGCCTGATTGCGCGGCATCGTTCATTCGGGTAGCCAAACCGCAGGACTTGGAAGAGTTCATGGCTACGGGGCAGTTGATGGACCACCTCAGGGCGGCATACATCAGCCTTCAGGACGGTTACCAGTACGCGCCAGAGAACTTTCTGTTCGTGGAGTATGAAGACCTTATTCGTGACCCACAAAGCCAACTGGAGCGCATTCATGCGTTCCTAGAACTGCCTCCGTTTGAGTACGACCTGAAGAACATCGACGGGTCAAGCGTCAAGGAAGACGACGAGAATCTGCATGGCTACGTTGGAATGCACGACGTAAAGCCGGTGTTGGCTAAACAGCACTATGAAGACCCGCGTGACCTGCTCAAGCATCACTACTCGGCGTTCTGCCAGCCTGAGTTCTGGTTAGAGAAG